GGGGCGTGGGCGGGGGCCGGGTGGGGCGCGGGGGCCGGCGCCCGGGCAAGGGTCGCCACGGCGAGCCCCCCGGCCTCCGCCCGGTCGGCGTCGGCGGCGGCGCCGGTCATGGCGCCGACCCCCAGGCCCAGGAGCATCCCGATGGGTCCGCCCAGGGCGCCAACGAGGACCCCGATGAGAGAGCCAGCGCCCATCCCCAGGCCGGCGCGCGCGTCCTCGCCCTCCGGGACCGTGACCCGGCCGTTCTCGTCGATCTCGACCAGGGCAGCGCTGACCACCCCGAGCCGCTCGGAGTCGGCCTTGATCTTGCTGAAGGCCTCGTAGGTCTTGCTGCGCTCAGGGAAGTTGATGGCGGCGATGTAGTCGGTCATGGTTCCAGCCTTTCGGTTGTCGGATCGTCGTCATGGGCGCCTTCGCGTCGCAGCGGATGCCTTCGCCGCTCAGAGGGCGCCGCCCACACGCTACCACCCCGACCCACGCGGCCCCTTGTTTCCCGCTGGAAAACCACTGTGAGCATCGCCCGAAGAATGCCAGCAATTAGACGCAGCTTGACCGCGGAGCCCCGTCGAGGACAGCCTAGGAGTCATGATAGCTCCCTGCGCACTCACCTCGGAGCAGCATCGCACCCACGTGGAGGAAGTCATGAAGATCACCGTCATCGGAGGAACCGGCATGGTCGGCTCGGCCACCGTCACCGAGGCCGCCGGCCGCGGCCACGAGGTCGTCTCCGCCTCGCGCTCGGGCCGTCACGCCGAGGGAGCCGCGCAGGACGTCACCCTCACCCTGGCAGACACGCAGGCCGTGGTCGACCTCGTCAACGGCTCCGACGCCACCGTCATCGCGGTCTCCGCCGGCCGCGGGGAGTCCGCCCAGCCCGTCATTGACGCCCACCGGGACCTCATCGCGGCCGCCCCCACCGGCCGGCTCATCGTCGTCGGCGGCGCCGGCTCCCTGCTCACGCCCGACGGCACCCGCCTGGTGGACACCCCCGGGTTCCCCGAGGAGTACAAGCCCGAGGCCCAGGCCTTCACCGAGATCCTCGACCTCTACCGCGAGGCCGGCAGCACCCTGACCTGGACCTTCCTCTCCCCCGCCCCGGAGTTCACCGACAAGCCGCGCACCGGCACCTACACCGAGGGCACCGACCAGCCCGCGGGCAGTGAGATCTCCGTGGCCGACTTCGCCGTCGCCCTGGTGGACGAGGCCGAGAAGGACGCGCACCGCGGCCACCGCTGGACCATCGCCAACGCCTGAGACCGCGGGGACGCGCCTCCCCACAGGAGCGCCGGGCTCGGTCAAACCACGTCGGTTCGACCGAGCCCGGTCGCTCGTCGCTTCAGACGACGACGCCGGCACGGGTTTGTGCCGGCGTCGCGCCCATTCTCAGTGGCGGCTGAACTTCTCGCGAAGCGCCTCGATACGGCGCTCCCGGTTCTCCTTGCGCTCCTGACGCTTCTCCTCACGCATCGCCCGACGCGCCGCCTCAGCGGCCTCCTCGGCGGCAGCGTTCTGCGCCTCGAGCTCAGCAAGGACCTCATCGAGGGGACGACGCACGATCGAGCCCCCGAGCTCGGCCACGGCCGCGTCCAGGGGAGCGGTGCTGCCGTCCTCATCGGTCTGGGCGATGATGGCGTTGGATCCCGGCGTCATCAGGTTGGCGAAAGTGCTCACGGCGAGATCCCCGACCTCCGCCCGAGAGACGTCAACCGCAGCGCCGGTGGCCGCACCGACTCCCAGCCCCAGCAGCATCCCGATCGGACCTCCCAGGGCCCCGACAAGAACACCGATGAGCGAGCCGGTCCCCAGTCCCAGACCGGCGTGACCGTCCTCCCCCTCGGGGATCGTCAGCCGACCATCGGCGTCGCACTCGACCAGGACGGCGCTGACAACTCCCAGACGCTCGGAACCGGCACTGATCTTGCTGAAGGCCTCGTAGGTCTTGGACTTCTCCGGATAGACGATGGCGGCGATGTACTCAGTCATGTGATGAGTCCCCCTTCATAGGTAATGCGATCTGTCGAACCCACATTCGGGCTGCGGAACACGGTAGTACTGTCTCCAACCTGCACGCGTGCAAACTCGATGAAGTGATTGTCACCATAAGAGACTGGGTGTCAGATAGCAGGCACCTGTCAGGTTTCTGGCACGTTCACCGGCAGACGTTGATGGCTGGTGCAACACCCACGGCGCCACGGCATCAGACAGTATCAGACGGGTACCGAAGGTGCCGGGAACCGCTGCACGCTCACCGCTGCTCAAACACGCGGTGCGCCCAGATGGCCACCGGCCCCGATCAGGACGCAGGCTAGGACCATGACAGCAGCACCCCCTCCCATCGCCCTGACCATCGCCGGCTCCGAGGCCTCGGGCGGCGCCGGCGCCCAGACCGACCTCAAGACCTTCCACACCCTCGGCGTCTACGGTTGCACGGCCCTGACCTGCATCGTGTCCATGGACCCCAAGGACGGGTGGAACCACCGCTTCGTCCCCGTGGACCCCGGCGTCATCGCCGACCAGATCGAGACCTGCGCCGCCGTCCACTCGCGCATCGACGCCGTCAAGATCGGAATGCTGGGTACGGCGCCCACCATCGACGTCGTTGAGCAGGCCCTGGAGACCTACGACTTCCCCACCGTGGTGCTCGACCCGGTCCTCATCTGCAAGGGCCAGGAGTTCGGGGGCGCCCTCGAGGTGGATAACGCCCTGCGCACCAAGATCCTGCCGCGCGCCACGATGACCACTCCGAACCTCTTCGAGGCCGCCACGCTGGCGGGCATGGAGGAGATCACCTCCGTCGAGCAGCTCAAGGACGCCGCCAAGCGCATCCACGACCAGGGCGTCCCCAATGTCCTGGCCAAGGCCGGCCCGTCGTTGGGCACCGGCACCGCCCTGGACGTCTTCTACGACGGCACCACCCTGGAGGTCCTCGAGGTTGAGGCCGTGGGCACCGAGCGCGTCCACGGCGCCGGCTGCACCCTGGCCGCCGCGGTGACCGCCGAGCTCGCCAAGGGCGCCTCCCCGCTTGAGGCCGCCGTCACCGCCAAGGAAGTCGTCTCCTCCTCCATCCGGCACGGCCTGCGCGGCAACATGCCCTTCCTCTACGTCTACCAGGGCGAGTACCGGCCGGCCTGAGGCCTCGCCACCGAGCTGCCTCCCGGTACCTCACTGACCTTCCGGTTTCACCATCCGCCCCCCCCCCCCCCCCCCCCCCCCCCCCCCCCCGCGCGGGGGGCGCGCCGATAGCGCACCCGGAGAGGGTGGTGAGGCATCCCACGGTGACGTCCCACGGCTGGATGCGCGGGGCGCCCAGGATGAGGGCGACGGCTACGGCAATGAGCACGTAGGTCGCCGTCATCATCGCTGAGATGGCCCGCGGTTCGTGGAGCGTCGACCAGAGTCGGCGGCCCAGGCGCATCACGGGGCCTCGTGACGCGGCGTGTAGTGGTCTCTGGTCTCACCACCGGGGGTGATGATTCCCGCCCATCCCAGGATGTTCACGCCGCCGATCTTGACGTGTGAGAGGACCTGATAGGCCGCCCACGCGAAGCCGAGGAACTTTCCGATCTGCCCGGCCAGGAGCTCGGCCCGAAGCGGGTAGGCGGACAGTGCCCAGGTGCCCGCGGTGAGGACGACGGCGGCGGCGACGACGAGGGCGACGCGGCGTCGCTTCGTCCACCACGGCCGGTCGAGGGCCGCCTGAACCAGGGGCCACAGCGTGCCCAGGATGACGGTTGTGACGAACGGGTCACCAACCAATGCCTTCATGTGTGTTCCTTCCTAGATGGGTGGTCACCAAAGGTGGCCGGAGTTGGCGTGGCTGTTGTTGAGCGCCCGCTGGAGCGCCCGGATGGTGGCCTCCCCGGCCTCGCCGTCGATCCAGTCCCCGAAGTCCCAGTCGGAGGGCACGTACTCGGGGTGCCAGGCCATCACGAGGTACTGGAACGTCCGCCAGGTGGCCGGGCCCGCGATACCGTCGACGTCGAGCGTGGGCTCGCCGTTCAGCTGCTGCTGAGCGTCAGCCCCGACCACGGCGTTCAGGAACCGCTGGAACGCCTCGACGGCCGGTGAGCCGTCGTCGTCGAGCTCGCCGTCAACGGGGGTGCCCATCACCTGCTGGAAGCGGGCGATGGTGGCGGGCCCCATCTCGCCGTCCTCGTCGAGGCGCTGCTGCCCGTCGACGGCGGTCGGCGCGGGCGATGCGGGGGCGCTCACGGTGACGTGGCCGCCGCCGATCATCTGGTCCCAGGCGGCCCGGTCGCGTAGGCGGTCCAGGTCAAGGTGAGCGTTGTAGCCGGGCAGGTACCCGTCCTCGGTGTACTGGTGAATGAGGACGTTGCCTCCCCAGTAGGGAACGGTCGGGACGTCGGGGTCGCTGTACGCCTGCCCGTAGGAGGCGTAGTTGGGGCCTCCCGCGTACCAGAGCGGGAATCGGCCGGCGATGGCGGACCAGTCGCCGCTCTCCATGCCCTGCCCGTTCAGGTAGATGCCCGGCGTGGAGCCGGTCTCGGCTGCCATCTGGTTCAGGATCACGAGGGCGTCCGAGGGGGCCAGGTTGAGGGCGTCAGCCTCCCAGTCCAACCAGAAAGTGGCGCGCCCCGCATACGCCTTGGCGCGGTCGAGGAAGAACCGGGCCTGCTCGTTCGGGTCCTCGTCGTTGGCGAAGAGGTAGAGGCCGAGTCGCTTACCGGCGGCCAGCGTGGCCTCCGCCTGAGCGCGCCAGAACGGATTCTCGTAGCCGGTACCCTCCGTGACCTTGACGATCACGAAGTCGGCCCAGATCGCCCGCAGGTTCAGACCGCCCTGGTGGGACGATATGTCGATCCCGTGCGCGTGCTTGGGCTCCGAGCTTGCGGCCGCCGGGGCGGGGGAGCTCGCGGGCTTGCGATTCGCGAACTCGGGCCACTGCTGGAAGAACTTCGCCTCGTTGAAGCGGTGGCAGGAGGTCCAGGCACCACGTAGCGTGTACGGGTGCTCGCTGTAGCGATCGGTGCGAGTCTCCTGACCGGTCTGGTCGCCGCGCTCGCCGTACAGGTCGCCGGTCTCGGCGATCCACGCCTCCGACTCAAGCGGGTCGTAGCCGTTCTCGTCGATGATGATGACGTGGCCGACGCCGCCCTCATTCCCGGCAGACAGGACGATGTCGCCGACCTGGAAGCCGCCGTCGGGAGTCAGGTTCTCGTCCGGCCAGTTGACCTCCTCGAAGCCCCGAGCCTCCATACCGGACCGGAGGTTCCCGGTCCAGAAATCGTTGGGCTCAAGCAGCGCCTTGTGTCCCCACGGCACGCCGTATGTGTGGTGGAGACCGTAGGAGATCGACCCGGCGGCCAGGCTCGAACAGTCCGCGTTCTGCGGACTGGGGACCCGCCCGTAGGCGTCAGCGGCGGCGTACCAACTGCGTCGGCTCTCCCCCTGGCTGTAGCCCACCGGCTGGTTGTCGCAGATTTCCCGCGCGATCTGCGCGGTAACGCTGCCGACGCTCACAGGACACCCCCCTGCTGCTGCTCCCAACCGTTGATGAAGGTCAGCGGCCCGGCCTTGAACGGATTCAGCCAGGCGCGCGCAATATTCTTGTAAATCTTGCCGTCGACGGAAAGCAGCTCACCGGGGCCGATCATCGCGTCAGGCTGGAGGGCCTTGATATTCTTCGCCTCCTTGGAGGCGTACTCGATATAGGTGTCGATCTTCTTGTCAACCTCGCCCTTGCAGTCGCTGAGGAATGAGCGCTTGTCAAGCTCGGCGTTGACGCGGCGGGCGAGGTCATAGAAATCTCCGTCGCCCATGACGTTCAGTCCGACTACTGACGTGTCCAGGTATGTTCCAGCCATCTTATGCCATGCTCCTTGGTGTTGCGATAGCGCCCAGCGCGCTATACTCCTTGTTGTTCACGTATGAGAATGTGCCCCCGGTGCCATATGCGCCAGAGAATCCGGCGCGCAGTTTCGGGTCCTGACCCGCAGGGACCACGCACATTCCGACCACGGTCACGGTCGCGCCCGTGGCGTCATTGGGGAAACGCGCCCTGAAAGAGCGCCCCAGGATTCGCAGATCGGCGTCAACGTCACCATTGGATACGCGACCCCAAATGGTGAAATACGCCTGCACTATCCGGTCATAGGGGCGTACCCCGAGGTCAGCGGTAACGGCGTCCGAGTACTGGCCGTTCTTCAACGTCAGCGCGTTATTCAGCTGCACGGGGGTCTCGACGGTCTGGACCTCGTTGACGGGGCGGAGCACCCACCGGTCGCCGTTCTTGGTCCCGTCGGCGCGGTAGAGCACGCCTGAGACGTCGAGGTAGGCGGGGTGCGCGGCCGTCGGGGGATGCCCGGCCGCCTGCGCTCTCGACAGAATCTCCCGGCCCGCAGCCACCGACTGAGCGGGGAAGATGACTCCCGCCGCGTCGAAGGCGTTGGACCACGCTGAGAGCAGGTCATCGCCCGCCGCGGGGACTGGAATCCCCTTCCAGTGATTCACCGGCATTCCATTTCACCTTTCACTTGGTGTAGGAGACTTCGATAACCAGGTCATGCGACCAGTAGCCGTAGGAGGCATTTCCAACTCCCTCAAAGGAAATGCCGCGATAGGTGCCGTCCTTGAATCCGGGCCACAGATTCCGGGGAATACTCACCCACCGGCCTTCGCCGCGGCCCCAGCCGCCGGCCTCATACCAACGCCAACTGCCATTAGAATTGAAAGACCCGGGTGCGGAACGGTGCCCGTGCACACCGATAGAGGCGACGCCGGTCTGCCCGTACCAGTGTTTAGCGTAGGCGTACACCTTCATGCCGGTTATCGTCGCGCCCCTGAGGTCGCCGGTCATATCCGGGAAACCAATCAGAGAGTGATAGTTCCAGTTCGCGTAACGCCCCTGCGGCATATTGTCAGGCCATGCAGAATCCTGTGACCCATTGGAATATGCCTTCCACCAATTCGACCGGTACTGCTTCGTGTAGTTCTTCTTGGGGGCGGGCTGCGCCTTCGGAACAGGGCGCCCCAGCGACACCGACTTATTGATCTGGAGTGTCGGCTCCACGGCCGCTCCCAGGTCACGCAGGAGCGCATACGGCTGGGGGAGGCTCTTGTCCTCTACCGTCAGCGTCACGGCGGCGTCGCCATATGCGGAGGCGGCCAGAAATAGGAGCCGGTACGTTCCCGACGTCGGCGGCTCCCACAGCTGGAAGGTCGCCCGGCCGGTCTGAATCTGGCGCAGGTTTTCCGACACCATCCGGTACCGGTGCTCGACCTGGTTCCCGCCGTCGACCGGCGCATAGCGGAGCCAGAGCTCGAGCATGGCGTTTGCCTTGCTCGCGAACCACGGGATGACCGCCTCCACCTGATACGTGCGCCCGGCCTCGACGTCGACGACGAGCTCGAAGAGGGAATCAACGTGGCTGACGACATGTCTGGTGTCGTTGCCCCACGGCCACACGGAGCCGTGGGCGATCACACCGCGGGGCAGGGCGGCCAGCGTGTCGGCGAGGTCGGTGCCGCGCCAGGTGATCCGGTCGGCGACGGACAGTGACTGCGCGGACACGAGCCCGTCGCCGGTGATGGTCGCCTTGGCGAGCCCGTCGGTGCCGGTGATGGAGAGGAAGTCCTGCCCGGCCGTGCCGAGAGTGACGACCTCGGTGGGCTGGTTCCCGACGGCCTTCACCACGTGCAGGCCCGTGTGGTCGAGGATCGCCGCGTCCCCCGAGGGGTCACCGGCGACGATCCGCGTGGACAGGCGGATGGTGTCAGCCAAGAGCTCGCCCGTGATCTTCGCGGAGCCCGCCTGGAGCATCTGTGTCGTGACCTTCGCGAACGTGCCGACCTTGGCCCACAGCTCCTCCGAGGCCGTGACCTTGCTCGCGTTGACCGCGCCGTCGGCGATCTCCACGCTCCCGACGCTGCCGGGCACCAGGACACGGCCGGCAACCAGCAGGTAGTCCTGCCACGCCGTCGCGGCGGCCGACCACACCTTGATACCGGTGGCCTGCCGGTTGGCGTCGGTCGCCACCCACAGGTCGCCGTCGGCGGGCTTGGCCGGGGCTGTCTGGGACACGGTCACGCGGCTGTTCGCGCGCTTCAGGGCGGCCGCCGCCTGCTTGCCCGACGCTGTCGCGGCCCCCTTCGCGGCCTTGACCTCCTCGGACAGCTGCTTCTGGGCGGCGTCGAGCTCGGCCTTGGCGGCGTCGAGCTCGGCCTTGGTTCCGGCCGCCTCGAGGGCGATCTTCCCCGTCGCCCCGGTTGGGCGCGCCTGACCCCCCTCAGGGATGGTGGCAGGTGAGACCACCTGGTAGACGCGACCGGTGCCGTCCTGGAGGCAGAAGCACTCAGCGCCGACCGCGGTCACGCCGCCGTCGGCCGGGGCGACGACCTCACTCACCGGGTCGTCTGCCGGCAGCTCGACGCGCACCATGCCGCCGTCGAGGACCTCGAGGACGCGGCCAGTGGCCCACGTCCCCGCCTGCGAGCCGCTGCCGTAGGACGCCAGCTGGTTTGCGGCGGCCGCCCTTGGGGACGGCCTGCGGTCGATCCACAGATTCGGCCTCACCATGCGAGCTCCTCGACGTCGACGCGCATCTGCGCTCCTGGCTTGTCCACCGGCAGGGAGTAGGCGATGACCTTGCCGACGATGATTTCCCCGCCGTCGGTGTGGACGGCGATCACGTCGCCGGCCTCCAGGCGGGGGTCAGCGGCGATCTCCACCGACCGCTTAGAGGCGGCCGCGAGGGCGTTCCGCATGTAGGTGTTGGCGGCCTTCTGAACTGCGTCAGCCGAGGCCGCGACGTTGAACTCCCGTCGGTCCGTCACCCACCCGTAGAGGTGCGGCTCGTAGGGCCAGGACGCTGATACGGCGGTCCCGGTCCATTTGATGACGGGCTTGTGCTCGTCCTCCTGCTGGGGGGAGCCGACGACGGTCCAACGGTTCGGGCGGCGCTCCACGCTCTTGCGGGGCGCGTCCACGAGCAGGTCGCGGCCTGTGTAGCGGGCGACCGGGCTGCCGGCGTCGGTCTGTGCCCACAGGTGCAGGCATCCGTCTGACTGAACCGCGTAGTTGAGGCCGCGGGCCTGGCACAGGTCCCGGATCGACTCGGACCGGGAGTGGCCCCATTGGGTGTTGCCGTGCACCCTCGGGTTGGGGGTGCCCGGGTCCAGGACCACCGGGAGGGTGCCGGCGAGGCGCTGCGCCTCGGACAGGACCGTCGCCCCGTGAGGTGGGGACGAGGGCCAGGGCATCGGGTCCTGCTCGAGGAGCTGGAGGAGGTCGAGGGCCTCGACCTTGATCGTCCCGTTGTCCTGTTCGTCCCAGGACTGGTGCTGCCACCAGCCGAGGTCGACCTCGTCTCGGCCTTCCACGGTGTCGAGCAGGGCGACGACGTGCGCCCTCTGTCCGTAGTTGTTGAGGGCGTCGCCGGGCGACTCGGGCACCCACCCCGCAGGGCAGGTGTAGGTGAGTTTCCCGGGGACGACACGGTCGGACGCCCAGTCGATCTGCACGTCCTCGCAGGGGACGTCGACGGCGAGGACTCGGCCGCCCAGGTGGACGTCGATCCTGGCTCCGACGGAGACGGGGCCGGCCAGGGCCTCAGTGGACGGGCCGGGCCTCATGGCATCCCCTGGATACGCTTCGCGACCTCGAGGGCTGACCACGCCTGCCATCCCGGCTCGTCAGGGTGTGCCTCGCCCCAGTCCTGCCACTCACCCCAGGTGGTCACTGGTACGGCCCCCTGCGGCGCGTTCTCGGAGCGGGGCTCGTGCTCGGTCCATTTGATGGTGACCTCGATGAGCTCGCCCGTGATCCGCTTCCGGGCTACGCCGTTGACGATGACCGTCCTCGGGGGGACGCCCGGGACCGGCATCGTCGGTATCAGCATGATCGGGGCGTGCGCGGTCAGCGTCTCCCACAGGGTGGGCTCCGCCTCGGGGGTGCAGGTGACGACACCGGTGCCGGTGACCGGCTCGTCGCGGATGGCCCACCGGGTGACCCCGCCGATACGCGCCGCCGTCGAGTCCCAGTCCAGTGGGTCGCCGTTGTGCTCGTAGGCCAGGCCCGGGGCGGAACGCCCGTCGGCCCCGGCCACGAGCACC